CAAGCAGTAGCTACATTGCCACTGGTAGAAATCGGGGTTTGGGTAATTTGAAGGGTACGCAAGCACCCTGTATCTCTAACTACACGCTCACGGGCACTGTTGATGTAGTCCGTTAGTTCAGCATCATCCCAGAAGACACCATTGGCATCGTGCAGGAGCCGCCGGACTTCCGATATGTAGGAAGTAAGTGTTGCCATGTTGCTTCCATTTTATGCTGCCCTTTGCGTAACTTTTCCCCCTACGGATTTTTCAATCCGCAGAGGTACTACGCTAACCGCCGAGGGTAAGGAGCGGTTCTGCTCTGGCTGCTGCTCAGAAATTTCAAACTGAGCCAGCAATTCCAATCCTGTTTGTAATTCTGCATGAGACTTAATCCATCCCAAGCGGGACAGAAAATGTTCCTTGTCGGGGCTTCCATAACCAAACACATGCTGTGCCACATGGAGGGGAACCTCCACGGTCTTGTCTTTGATGAATTCAAAAAAGACCCCACCAAACCCATCTCTGAGTTCGGTGGTGCTGCGGTTGGTTACAAAAACCGTCTGCGTCATAGATTCACAATGTCACCGTAAACTGTCACTTCACAAGTTGCATCGTTGGCAGTTGTGACCTTCACCCACAAAGCGCCAGAGCTATACACGTTAGAAACGGCATTAGCGGTAGGAGCAATGTCTTGGAAGGTCGTAGTGCTGGTAATGTTTGAGAGCTTAGTTGTTGCAAAAACTGCATTGGCAGCATTGCCATCGCTGGACGTAATGATACTTACGTTAGCGGTGGCAGCACTTGCGTTTGCATTTGAGATGGTGACACGGCGAACTATGTATCTTGTACCCACCACAGACATCACAGCAGCAACATTGCTTACCGCATTAAGCGGAACAATGGGTGCTACGGCAATAACAAAATTGCCAAATGAGTCTGGGTAGAGAGCGCCTACATGGTTTGCGTTCATGTTTGCTCCTTAGCTAGTGTAAGTGCCAGGAGCGTTGTTGCCGCCATTGGAGGTGTACAGAGTCAAGGTCTGAGTGGATGTAGTTGCGTTTGCACGCACGTTGAATCCGTCAGAGATGATAGTACCGCCAGTGTTAGCAGCAATGTACGTAGTCCATGCATTTGCACCAGCAGAGGTGTAAGCATTCACTTCAATAGACACGTTGTTAGTGGTTTGAGGAAGAATGTATGCACCAGCGGGGACGTTTTTTGCGCTAGACACGCCAGCGTTCATGAGCGTGGTGTTACCAATACCAATGCTGGTAATGGTAACGCCTTGCAGATAAGCACCAGCAGTGTTAGTAGATGCTTCGGCAAGTAGGATTTTATTGAGTGATAAAGACATGCTCTATGCTCCTTACAGTGAAAGGTAGTTGTAACCCGTCACCTTGGTCATCGACTTGGGCTTGACGTTTACCAGTTCGGCAATCATCAGCACAGCGCCAACATAACCAATTTGCCAGTTAGGTAGAGTGGACTCAAATCCTGTGAACACAAACGAACCTTGCTCATGGATGTAGAGCGACAGGTAGTTGGTGTTGAGGAAGTACACCGTGCCTTCGGGGCAGTAGGGGTCAGGATAGATTGGCACACCAGCAACCATCAGGGCGCGGAACGCAGCCTGGGGGCCGTTGTTGTCGCCGTCAAAGCCGGAACCTGGGGTGATGACATATTGCTCTTGACCAACAAAGTCTTGAGCCAGCAGCGTCCAAGTACCAAAGCCGCAAACACCAAAGCTAGGCATCTCAGCGCCGTTCTTCACAGTGCCGGAGATGTATTGCAGGATGTTCTGACGAGTGGGGTTAACAGAACCAGCAGCGTACTGCTTCGACTTCCACCAGGTGTAGGTCGAGCGGTTGATGTTGCCGTATGTTTGCAGGGTTGTACCGTCATCCACAGCACCAGGCAGTCCGATGAACTGTTGGGTGTTGGTGGTGTTGTTGTACAAGGCAGTTGCCATTGCGTCCATCATCACGTTGGTAGCATCGTTCATACGAGCTTCAATCAACGGAATGATTGCTGCGTCTTGCTGAACTGCGCCTTCCATACCGAGGAATGGCACGGGAGAAATCATCAGCTTCAAGTCAAACTCAGCGTTGTAAGCACCTTGCTGGACTGACGGCTGGGCAAAAGAGCCGCTGTAGTCAGACCATTGAGCATTTACAAACTGTGCGCCCTGGACGGGAACAGTGATGGAAGAAACACCACCAGAGGCTTGCTGACTATTACTAATCAGGGCCGCGAGTAGCGGGGTCGAGTTGTAAAGCTGGACAACCAGCTTCGGGATAAAGGCTCTACGAGTTACGTAAGTCAGTTCAGTAAACTGAGATGACCCTGTAGCTGGTAGGATGCCGCCGCCAATAGCCATAAGGCCTCCTTACGAACAGAT